GCCGCCAGCGGCGTGGCGCGTCTGCGGGCGGCGCGCCGGCAGGCAAAGGCAAAGGCGCAATGTTTGCAAAACAGTTTAATGCGCAGTATGCGCAGACTACAACGAAGGAGTGAATTTAACGTATGTCTTTTGTGACTAACATTTCCGGCGCAGCGCGTCCGAACTTCCTTGAAAGCGAAGTCGGCCTTGTGCTGAAGACCCATGAGATCCCTGCGACGCTTGGCGTGCAGGATGGCATCTATAAGACGGTTGCCCCCGGCACTGTTTTTCCGTCCAATGACGGTAAGGCAGAGGGCATCATTTTTGAAGCGGTCGACGTGACCAATGGCAATATGCCCGGTTCTGTCCTCGTGGCTGGGCGCGTTCTTGCTGATGGCCTGAATATTGCTTCGGCAGCAAAGACCGCGCTTACCGGGAAGGGCATTATCTTTGTTGACGCTCCCGCCGTTACTCGCGGTTATACCGTAACTTACGACAAGAACGACGGCACCGGCGATGTCCCTGTGGATTCCAACAGCTATTTTGATGGCTCTGTTGCAAAGGTGTCCACCAGCTATCCGCTGACCAAGAGCAACAACACCCAGACCGGTTGGAGCACCAGCAAGGGCGGCGCGGCGGTCTCTGAGGTCGAAATGACCGGTGACGTGACCCTGTATCCCGTCTGGACTGCAAACGGCTAAGTAAGGAGGTGAAAATCTATGGCTGATATTCTGAATCTTATTTCTGACGCTGAGCGTCTGGAATTTTCGCAGAACCTTTCTGTTGCGCGTCCTGCTTACATCGGCGACCGCATTTTCCCCGACCAGAAGACCGAGAACATCAAGGCTGAGTATCTCCGCCTTGCTGCGGGCGCGACCATCCCTGTGATGGCAACTGTCCACGCTTTCGATACTGAGGCTGAGATTGGCTCTCGCCCTGTGTTCGACAAGACCGAAGTTGAAAAGCTGCTCATCAAGCGCAAGATCAACCAGACCGAGCGCGTTCGCCTGCTGACCGAAAACGGCGTGTACGCCGATGACGCCGTTGTGCGCTATGTCTTTGACGATATGCGTCTGATGGCCGATGCGGTCAAGGTTCGCACCGAGGTCGCCAAGATGGAAGTCCTCGCCACCGGCAAGATGACCATCAAGGAAAACAACCTTAACATGACGGTCGACTACGGCGTTCCCGCCAGCAATATCGGCTACAAGCTCGATCTGAGCGCTGATGCGGATATCATCGGTCAGCTTCGCGCGATCGTCGATGATGCAGCGGACAGCGGCAACACTCTTACCGAGGTTGTGCTTTCCAACAAGATTCTGCGCAAGCTGTCGTCCAACAAGGGCATCCAGACGATGATCTACGGCAGCGTTGGCGTCGGTACGTATGTTCCGACCGACCGCCTCAGTGCGCTGTTTATGTCCATGTTCGACTTTGGCACCATTACCACGAACGACCTGCGCTATAAGACGCAGACTTCGAGCGGTAAGGAGACCGCCAAGCGCTTCTTCCCCGATGACAAGATCGCGTTCCTCTCCAACGGCACTTCCGCTTCTTTCGGCGCAGGCCTGTGGGGCGTTACTCCCGAAGAGGCTGATTACGGCCAGTACAACGAAAAGAGCGCCAACCAGTACATTACCGTTACCCAGTGGGCTACGCCTGACCCCGTTGCGGTTTGGACGAAGGCAAGCGGCCTGTTCATCCCGGTTGTTCCCAACCCGAACGGCCTGTTTATCGCGTCTGACACGAGCAAGTAAACTGTTACCTCCTCCCCTGCCTGAACGGTTTGCCGTGACGGTGGGGGGGAGGGACCAGAAAAGGAGGCTGCGCATGGCGTACGCTGATTATATTTATTATGCAACGGTTTACATGGGGGGGTCTCTGACCGAAGATATCTTTCCGGCTCTTGCAGTAAAAGCATCCGCTTATGTAGATTACGTTACGATGGGCCGAGCCAAGAATGCGTTTGGCGATGCGGCGGATGCGGTCAAAAACGCTGTGTGTGCTTTGGCTGAGATCATTCAAGACAGCAACAAACTCAATGCGGTCTCGACGGACACTGAGCGCGCCGTATCGAGCGAAACGGTAGGCGCGTGGACGCGCAGCTTTGACAGTAAAAATGTGTCTGCGACGGATGTGCAGCTTATCGAGAGTAGAAAGCGCGAAGCGGTCGTGATGTATCTTGCGCCGTATGGACTTCTAAAAGCGAGGGGGTATGGGCCATGTCCATGTTCCCCCACACTGTAACGATTTACAACATCGTGCAGGAGATCGACCCAGCAACGCTTGACGAGGTTGAAAAGATATATATCACCATCTTGCGCGGCGTGATGCTTCAAGCGTCGAAGGGCGTGAACGTGCGCGAAAGCGGGCTTGAGGGCGCGGACGCTGTGAATCTGTATATCCCGTTCGCCGTGGAAGCAGTGGACGGGGTAACAGGTAAACCGAAAACTTACATCGGCCCGCAATCGTTTTTCAAAGCGACGGACAAATCCGACCTGTGGACGCTCTCATACAAAGGAAACGGTGGCATGACGTGCTTTGTGAAGGGTGAATTCGTTTCGGACGACATGACCGTCGTACTGAGCCATGACGATTGCTACAACGTGACCAAGGTTGATGCTATGGACTACGGTAGCCCCGATATGCAGCACTGGGAAGTCGGAGGTGCGTAATGGGCATCAAGTTTTCCGTGCATACCGATGGGATGGACGCTGTCAGGGAAAAGCTGTCGCAAGGTTGCAGCAAGGCCAAACATGTTCTTGCTCAGCAAATACGGGCGGATACAGACCCGTTTGTTCCTGCGTTAACCGGTAGTTTGGCAAACAGGACGCGAATTGAGGGATATACCGCTGGGGACTATGGACCATCTGGCGGAAACGTTATCGTTTACCCCGGCCCTTACGCAAGGTTTTTGTATTACGGAAAAGTAATGGTCGACCCAAACACCGGCAGCACATACGCCCCAAAGGGCGGAACAAAAGTAGTTACAGATCGCAACTTGGTATTTAACAAGGCGATGCATCCGCAGGCGCAGGCTCATTGGTGCGAAGCATCTAAAGCACAGAACCTTGATAAGTGGTTGCGCGTGGCAGAAAAGGCGGTGAAGAAGTACGGAGCAGGTTAAAAAGACGGTATCGGCAGCGGAAGAAGATCAGGTGTCCCGAAAGTTGCTTGCGTGGTTAAACACATTCCCTGACAAGCCGGTCGATTTGATTCGGTTCGAATTTCTTCCCGCCGATACTGCGGCGATGGCGCTGTCCACAATTCAGGCGGCATACATCGTACAGAAATATATCCTCGGTGGATATCAGGCGGAATACCAATTCAAGGTCATTTACCGCATGAAACCGGGGAACAGCAACGACAAACGGCTCAAAGCTGACGAGCTGCTTAATGCTTTGGGCGATTGGGCAGCAAGCGAAACGCCGCCTGACATTGGCGACGGTCGCCGCGTCATCCGTATTGAGCCGACAACGCGATCCTCTCTTTTTGCCGTGTATGAAAACGGTGACGAGGATCATCAAATCCTTATGAAGATGAACTACGAGGTGATTAAAAATGGCTGATATGACCTTTAACACCACGGCTGGGCAGACCGTAGACCGCGAACTTCTGATCGCGTATCTCAACACGGGCGAAACTGGAACTCCCACGTGGGCTCCCCTCGGTACACGCGTCACGGATTCCAGCATGGAATACGACTGGCAGGAGGATTCCTCGAAGGATATTCTTGGCACGACGCGCACGACCATGAAGAAACCCATCATCACGCAGACATTTGACCCGTCTGATCTGGACGCTGGCGACCCTGCCATCGTCAAGGTTTGGAATCTCGCGGTCAAGGAGCAGAACGCGGCGGCGCTGGCGAATCAGGACGTGCTGATTGTCCACGCCTATGCAGGCACGGCAAAGACCGCAGTATTTGCGGAGCGCTATTCGTCCTGTATGGTCAAGCCCTCTTCCCTCGGCGGCGAGGGCGGCGGCTTTATCGGTATGCCTATCGACGTGACGCTTGGCGGCACGCGCACGGTCGGCACTGCCGCTATCTCTGGCAATACGGTTACTTTTACCGAGGGCGAATAAGGAGGGACATCATGCAGGAACTTAATTTTGGCGACGGCCTTGCAACTTACACCGTAAATGGAAAGTGCGAGGTGTCGTTTAACCCTACCGACAGCAACTTTGTCGAAAGGCTCTACCTTGCCTTTGAAGACCTCGACAAAAAGCAGGAAGGGTACAAAACGCAGATTGAAAAGATGGGAGACAAAAAGCTCATCTTTGAATTTGCCCGTGAGCGCGACAAGGAGATGCGCGAGATCATCGACTCCGTTTTCGGGGCGCATATTGCAGATGATCTTTTTGGCGGCATGAATGTTTACGCACTGGCCGAGGGCGTTCCTGTGTGGTGCAATTTTATGCTTGCCGTAATGGACGAAATCGATAATACGTTCTCCCGTGAACAGAAATTCACGAATCCGAGAATCAAAAAGTATCTCGATAAAGTTCAGAAGCATTAAACGGAGGGTGGTATGGGCTACGGACTTCCTAAAAGCGTAGAGATCAACGACCAGAACTTTTCTATTCGATATGACTTTCGAGTTATTTTGACGATTTTTGAAGTTTTGGACGATGAAGAACTCAGCGACGAAGAACGAGCTTATACCGCCCTTCGTCTCTTCTTTGTTGACTTTGATTCAATTCCCGACTACGACGAAGCGATCAAACAGCTGTTTTGGTTTATCAACGGTGGGCAATACCCTGATGATAAAAAGAAAGAGCCGGAGATCATTGATTGGGCGAAAGATTTTCAGTTTATCGTTTCCCCTGTCAACCGAGTGCTTGGGAAAGAGATTCGCGAAAGCGAATACGATCCAGATACCAACACTGGCGGTACGCACTGGTTTACTTTCTTGTCTGCTTATATGGAAATTGGCGATTGCTTCTTTGCGCAAGTCATCCGCATTCGAGAACTAAAGGCGAAAGGAAAACCCTTAGACAAGTCAGACCGAGAATTTTACCGACGCAATAAAGATGTGGTCGATATCCCGAAAAAGGTCTCGAAAGAAGAAGCGGATACGCTTAGTGCATGGTTGGGGAAAAAAGAAACCGGCCCCCCAAGAAGGAGGGGGGGATAAAAAAGAGGAGTTTGT